TGAATATCTAAAATCACAGTTCAGTGAAAACACCGTTAAAGAAATGCCTATAATTTCTTCAATCAATCTTTCTAAAAGAATTGTTACACAAGAGGCAAGTATCTACAAAACAGAGCCGAAAAGAACATTTGAATTACTTACCGATGAGCAAATAAGCGCTGTTGAGCAAATTTACATGGATGCTTCTGTTAATTCAAAATTGTTAAAAGCTAATCAGCTTTTAAAACTTCAGGGTCAATCAATTCTTTACGTTGTTCCAATTGACGGTAAAATTGTTGTTAAGAATATTCTTCCATATCAGCTTGATGTTATTCCAAACGAAACAAATCCAGAGATTGCTGACTGCTACATTATAAGCGCATTTGATAGGAGAAATTTAAACTACACTCAAAATTATCCAAAACAAAACGCACCATATCCGTCATACGTTTATCCGGGAAACAATACATATTCAGATGCAATAAATAACAAAATAGCAGATGCTGATGATTATCTATTGCAAGAGCGTTATGTTGTTTGGACAAAAGAGTTAAATTTCATCATGGATGGAAAAGGCAACATTCTCTCAGAAGATCCAACCAATCCAATTGGTATTCTTCCATTCATTGATATTCACCACGAAAAGGACATGGAGTTTTGGGTTCGTCTAGGACAAGCCATTACAGATTTTTCTATTCAGTTCAACGCATCGCTATCGGATCTTGCAAACATTGTGAGAATGCAGGGCTGGGGACAAGCGTGGTTAAAGGGGCCAAAAGAGCTTCTGCCAGAATCAATCGTAGTCGGTGTAAACAAAATTTTAAAACTTCCGATCGACGTGAATAACAACATAAGCACCGAGTTTGGTTTTTCAACACCAAGTCCTGATCTACAAGGATCGATTAACTTCATCGAAACAATGCTTGCAATGTTTATGAGTTCAAGAGGCATTGACCCGAAATCGGTTAGCGGAAAAGCCGATTCAAAAACATATTACTCATCAGGCATTGAAAGACTTTTGGCTTTAGTAGAAAAATTTGAAGCGACAAAAGAAGATTATTCTTTATTCAAAAGGGTTGAGTACGAATTGTTTGAAATCATCAAAAGGTACATCAACATTTATGGCGGAACAGAAGTGCTTCCAACGTGGAGGTATGGTATTCTTAACGAAGATTCATACGAGTATACAGAGTTTAACAAGCCAGAAATGATTCAAACTGAATCAGAGAAGCTTGATGTTATTCAGAAAAAACTAGAGCTTGGATTGATAACAAAAACAGAGGCGATCATGATGGATCGCGGAATTGATAAGGATCAGGCTGAAGCTATTCTACAAGAAATAGAGGCTGAAAATGGCGGTCAAGGAATTGAAAGAATCACAAACCAAGATGCGCTTAACGCTCAACCTTGATGAAATGTTCGGCGTTGATTTAACAGGTTATCAAGAGCTAAAGCAGCGCATTGCACAAAGGGTTGTGGAGATTATTCTTGATCGAACAGAAAAAGGTGTAGACGTAAACGGTTCAAGATTTGCGCCTTATTCAAAAGAATACAAAAAAAGTTTAGCATTCAAAGCCTTTAAAAAAGGGAATAAAGTAAATCTTGAGCTAACTGGTCAAATGTTTGGAACGATGGAAGTTCTTGACACAACTGGATCGCAGATTGAAATTGGTTGGGAAGACCCTGTAGAGAACGCCAAAGCCTTTAATCACAACACTGGCGATACTTTACCAAAGAGAAGATTTTTTGATCTTTCTGAAAAAGAAATAAAATCAATCAAAGAAGAATTCCAACCTGATGTAGAAACGGAGTTTAGCCCAACGGTTCAATCGATAAAAATCTTGCAATCATTGGCTCAACCAAAACTTCCATCTTTTGACTTCGGTGAAGACAATGGCTTTTAGACCTTCAAGCCTTAAAAAAGTAATTAAAAACTTACAAAACAAAATCAAGATTCCGTTCACAAAACAGGAGTTAGAAGAAATTGGCAACAAAACCATAAAAATAATCTACGGAGTTACTCGAACGGGTAAAAACCCTAAAACAGGAGAAAAGCTTTTACCACTAAAGCAATCGACGATAGAAAGAAGAAAAAAAATCGCCGAAACAAACAAAACTACAGAGGTGTTTAGTCCATCACGCTCTAACCTTAGCATAATCGGAGCACTACTTGAGTCGATAAAGGCATTCCCAGATGTTGAAGAACAAAAAATCGAAATATACCCAGTCGGAAAGCATCCGGGATATGTTCTAAAAAGTGGAAAAAGAACAAAAGGAGCACAGAATGCTGATATCATGCGCGGCCAAAAGGATATGGGTAGAGACATTTTGGGGTTGTCAAAATTTTACAACAGACAAATACTTACACTTGTAAAACGAATCTATAGGAGGAAGCTTTTCAAAAAATAAAGCCCTATAGAATAACTTGACGCAATGGAGGCATGATTTAAAATGGAAAAAGAAACTGTTCCCAGTGGGACTACTGATCCAGCCAGTGGCGAAAATCAGAATCAATCAAGTAATGACGTTGTGAAGTACGAATCCTATAAGAAAGTTCTTTCAGAAAAGAAAGAGCTACAGGAGAAGTATAAACAACTTAAGTCAGAGCTTGATGCGATTAAAGAACAAAAATTACTTGAGTCTGGAAAAGAACGTGAGGCTTTAGAGCAGACAAAACTTAAGCTTAAGGAGCTTGAACAAAAATTGTCTGAACAAAGCCGAAGGTTCAAGGAGCGCTTGATCACAGAACAGATCAAACGCAAGGCAAATGAGAATGGATGCGTTGACCCAGACGCTTTGATTAAGCTAGCCGATTTTAGTTCGATTGAGGTTGACGAAGAATTCAATATCAAATCAGGGCTAGATGAGGCGATTGCGAAATTAAAGCAAGAAAAGACTTATTTATTTAAGTCAAATGTTTCTGGTGTCAAAGACTTGCCTCCAGTTAATAACATGGAAGGATTCAAAAACAAAACCGCTTTTGAAATGTCGAAAGAAGACATTTTGAAGGCACTTAGAAATTAAAGGGAATGAAAGATGGCAGCTAACAACTTAATCAATACAAAACAGGATTTAATTGCGGCGCTAGTTCAGAAGGAACTTCTTGAGTCTGCAAGCTTAGTTCCTACTGTAACTAACCTTTCAAGCTTAGCGATTAAAGGAGCGAAGTCTATTTCTGTTCCAAAATACTCGAGTTTTACCGTTCAAAACCGAGCTTTTGGAGCAGCTGCGACTGAAAACCCTCCTTTGGCTGATAAGGTAGACGTAATTAATCTTGATAAGAACAAATTGGTTCTTTTCGGATACGATGCCCACGATGAGATTCAATCCACAACCGATTACATGGTCGAAGCAATTCGTCGAGCAGCGGCTGCTCATGGACGCCAAGTCAATGCCGACATTATTGCTACATGGGAAGCTGTTGCAGACTTGAATATCAACGGTGGAGCACCTGCTGATATCACAATTGATGACATTCTCACAATGCGCGAGAAGCTGATCAAGTCATTTGCTGATATGAGCAGGGTTTACCTTGTGATTGCGGCTGACCAAGAAAAAGCAATGCTAAAGCTTCCAGAGTTTAGCCGTTATGATTACAGGGGACTTTCACCTTCTCCAATTGTAAACGGAATGCTTGGAACCGTTTATGGAATTCCAGTTATTGTCAACCAACAAGTTAAAGCAAAACAAGCATTCATGGTTGCACAAGAAGGAAGCGCGATTGCATTCCAGATGGCTCCACGAGTCGCAGAGCAACCAGAATTGAAGTATGGAAGCGGCGGACGATTGGTTGCCGTTGACCAACTATATGGTGTTGGCGGATTGCAGCTTGGAGAAGCTGGAGCTGCTCCAAATAAATCTCCATTAATTTGCAAGCTGGCAGATTAATGACAAAGCACAGCTCATTAATTCCCAATTACATAACGGCGAAGTCTCTTTTGGGGCTTCGCCGCCTTATGTATTTAACGAATGCGAAATACGGAATGCAGCTTCAATATTTTGACATAAGTCAATTTGTCGACGAAAACGGTAAAAAATCTTGGGTTGCTTGGTACTATATTAATTTAGAAGATTTAGGTGAATTAGATAATGGCAATGCCGTCGAGCTTTCGGGATCGGGAGCAGGACAAGTTTAAAGAAACGCCTTCTGGAAAAACTTCTGTTCGTGTTTCTGTTGATCCTGATTCACCAATTCCGGTTTACAGCACAGAAAAAACCGGAAACGATTCTGTAAGAATATTCTCTCAGGCGTTATCTGTTCCAGCAGCAATTGAAACAAACATAGTTAGCTACATTGTTCCAGCTGGAAAAAAATTTGTTTTCGAAAGAATCAGTTTTTCTGGAACAAACATAGCAAGATACTCTGTAGAGGTTAGCGCTGTTTTGTTTGATCGATTTTACACATATTGGTCAACTTCTTTTTTCGGCGAGAGAAATTACAAAACAAGCGGTGATGGGATCTTCATTAACTCGGGTCAAGTGATAACATTAAAGGTGTCTCACAACAGCAGTGACTTTGGTGATTTTTATGGATCAATAGAGGGGTTTTTGATCGATGAATAAGTTAGAAGAAATGAAAAAAAAGGCAGAATTGGCTCGATTGTATGCTGCGAAGGCAGAGCAAGAATTTAAAATAATGGAATTTGAAGAAAACATTGAGCGAATTAAAAACAATTTAGCGATTCAATTAAAGGCAATTGAAGAATTGGAAAACGAATTGAATAAAAAATAGGGGGAAGTCATGGCAGACATAAATAGTTCACTACCGGTCAAAACAAATTCAGCTGGTGATGTTATCAGTAAGATTGCTGACGCGAATACGCCGTCACAGCAATTAAAAGTAAATGTTGACGGATCGATTGATGTTAATGCAGCAATTCAAGCGGGATCTGCGGTTCAAGTAACAGATGGAACCGACACGTTACAAATAACGCCTTCTGGAGAGGCAACTGTTGCGGTTACTCAACCATTGCCAGCAGGCAATAACAACATTGGCGATGTTGACGTTGTAAGTTTACCTTCAGACATTGACATTAGAGATTTATCATTTGCAACCGATAAGGTTGATGTTTCGGGTTCAACGGTTCAAGTCACTGATGGTGGCGGATCTCTCACTGTAGACTCTGTTGATCTTGATATTAGAAATTTATCAGCATCAAGCGACTCCGTTGCGGCTCATCTTTTAGATGAATCTGGCGCTCCATTTAGTCCAACGAATCCACTTCCGGTCGAGTTTTTTGAATCGTTGACTGAAACATTCGACTACAATACTGCCGCTTCGGTGCCAGCAGGTGGATCGAACACACACACATTTGCTGCACCAACAGGGTTTAAGCTTTACGATGTTTACGTTTCAGGATCTGGAAGAATGAAGGCTGAGCTAAGAATAAATAACAACCCTGTTGCGGTTGGATTTAGTTCTGCAGCCAATCCTGTGATTCAATTTAGTTTTCAAAAGGGTTTAAATGCTTCTGGAGTAAACGTTACCATCATCAGAACGAATCTAGAAAATCAAGCTAAGGACCTATATTCTACTATTGCTGGGGTAGTTTAATATGAAAAATACCACGGCATTGACTTAATTGTCTTTGCCGTGGGTTTTGTGAGGAGAAAATGGCGGATCTAGATCAACTTAACTCATCAATGAGTGTAAAGATTGCAGGCTCTGACCAGTCTGGATCTGAAACATTTTTTGTGAATTCAACAGCAAACAATGAGCTAAGAACGTTTGATGGAATTAATGTTGAAGGCGTTCAAGGTTCGCTAACTGTAGGCACTACAGCTGTTGAAGCAAAGGCTGGAGCCACAAGGCTTGCTAATAGAAAAGTTTTAGCAATTTATAATAATTCAGTTCAGACTATTTTTTGGGGTTTCACAAGCGGAGTCACAACTTCTACAGGAATTCCTTTACAAAAGGGTGAGTTTTTAGTTTTAAATGTTTCCGATGTTTCAGTTTGGCTGATAGCCGGCACAAACAATAATAACGTAAGGATTGTAGAAGCAAGATGATCATTTATCAAACAAAAAATCCTGAAGTAAATTTCGATTTTTCAAACGCAACAAATTTTCAAATCTTTGAATCTAACGACACAACTTCCACAACAGTCACTTATCCAAGCTACAACATAAAATTGCAGGGAACAACTTCAATTGCATCTAGCGGATATTTTATTTTGAATTTTTTCTTTGAAATGACCAACTCTACCGCCAATACTTCTAACTGGTATAGGGTAGATTACAAGCCAACGTCCTCTGGAACGTGGAACATTCTTTCAGAATGTCAGGTCAGGGTTTCACAAGGTGAAAACTATCTTCCAATAAGTGGTTTTAGAATTTTTCAAATAAATTCCTCTGATACTATTGATTTTAGGGTTAGTCATGCCCGCTCATCGGGGACAACTTCTGGAACAAACAGAATCAGAAATGTAAACGTATACATTTTCAAGGTGGCGTCATGATTTACAATTTTGAAAAAGAAGTCAAAGTTCATTTGCTTGAAAAAGAAATAAGAGAGTCAAGTATTACAATTGCTTTAGACTACATTAACCAAACTGGATCAACGCTTACTGTAAAATTTAAAGCCAGCTTATCACAATCAGATGAATCGACATTGTTTGAAATTGTTTCAAATCACGATAAAAATGCGCCATCGCCGGAAGATCCTATCCTAGTCAAACAAGATGCACCAACAGATGAAGCTGGAAGGATGATTGTAAGAACTGCCGCTACAATTGCAGGCTGGCATTACATTGCAAATTTTTTCGAATACGAAACTTCTAGTGGAGAGCTTTATTGCTTTGATGCGTTTGGAAATAATCTTTCTAACCAGTTTATCTTAAAAAGATATGACTTAAACGGAAACGAAACAACTAACGAATCAAGTGTTGCAATAGATAAAGTGACATGGAAGCCGAATTATGATTACGAAATAATTGCTGGAAGCATTTCTTCAAGAGAGCTTGCAACAGAAGATGTTAGAATTTGGGTTATCGGCGGTGCTATCGAGTTAGGATCAATCGGAACAAAAGAGTTTGTTCGAGGAATCAATCTTAAATACGTGCTGAATACAAAATCAGACGGACGAGCATCAAAATTAATGAAAAAAAATATTGATGGAATTCCATATCAAACAAATCAACTTCAATTTATTTTTAAGCACAATGCTGGTTTTAAGCACAAGGTTTTAATTTGCGTTGAGGTGTTTAAACAATGAGAACTGTGACGAAATACGTAGTTATTGGAGTGATTGCTGTAATATTGATTTACGACATTTTCGCTATTCATTTTGGTGGCATTGAGTCTAGTGTTTCACAGATTGTTATTGAGTGGAGTTATGCAGTTCCAGCTTTTACATTTTCTATCGGCTTTATCATGGGTCATTTGTTTTGGAGACTTAGAGACAATTCAAAAACCAGCAAGCTAGGAAAGGATAAAGAATGATTTTTCCTCATTTAGATTTTGAGAAAATTGTTCAGGTAAACGACAAAACGAGGCTTGATGCTACAAAAACATTTTTGTCACCAAACTCTAACCCTATTCAAGTTTTAGAAATAAGGCCTGAAGACTCAGAAATTTTTTACAACGTAACAACCGCTAAATATCTAGATTGGTCTTACGCTACAGACGGTGAAAAAACTGTTACTTTAAGAATAACAACAGGCGTTGACATAATGACGCTAGATGCTCCTGTTGATTTTCAATACGAATTAACTGTTCTCTCAGAAGAGAATGACAATCTATTTAGTAATGATAATGATTTAATTCAATACGAAGATGATATTTTGAAATACGTTAGAAAAGGAAGAAACACGTTTCTAGATAAACATAGGGCTGCTCAATCATTTATTTTATCGGAGCTAGATCGAAGAAGAATTGTAAACAGGGATGGAACGAGAATTACAAAAGATCAAATAAAAAACATTGAAGAGGTAAGAGAATGGTCAAGATTCTATACGCTTTACATTATTTTCAAAAGCCTAAGCAATGCCGTTGACGATGTTTTCTCTCAAGCTTTTTACCTAAAACGAGCACAAGAAGCTCAGAATTTCGCAATTATTCGTTTAGATCTTAACAAAGATGGAAGCATTGATGCTTCTAGAGAACAGTTTGATATCTTCTCTACCGACATGGTGCGACGATGAGTTTAAGTGTTGTAAGGCCATTTTTTAGATCAGTTCTAAATTCACAGGGCTACACAGAGTGGACTGATGGTTTTAATTCAGAAAATATACCGAGCACAATCTTAGATAAAAGCTATCACATTGAGACTTTTAACTTCACAGGGCTAAGGCTTAATCAGGCAGATCAAGAGATTGAAACAGACGTAACTGTAAGTTTA